CCCATCCCTGTGCAATTGCCCTGTAAAGAGAACCGCTTGTTAAAGATCTAGTGAACATATTACTTTCAATTTTCTCAACTGGAACAGTCGCACTCAATGTCAGGACAAGAGACTCGTATACTCCGTCATTATCGACATCTACATAAATATCACTCAGCTCTAATTGATCTCTAGCGCTTGTGTATTCTGCCATCTTAATTCCCCCCCTTTTAAGAATTTCTCTCTTACAATTTCAAGGGTAGGGTATAAAACCTACCCTTGAAACCTTTTAAATTTAATTAGCTTATATCGATACGTACTATACCTTTTGCAAAGCGAATTGCGAAACCAAGATCTTCCCATATTGCCATAATGTCTGCCATCTGGTTTACATCTTTCATCGTTTCTACACTCAGATCAGTTCTCACAGCTATTACACCGATATAATCCGAAGGAGCAAGCACATAAACTTCTGCGGCTGGAACCACTACACAGTCAATAACTTCACAACCCCAGATATTACCAATCTTTCCCTCTTTTAATAACTTATCCTGGAAATTAGGAGCAAATATACCCGCTCCACCAGTTCCGGCAGTAGAGGTGTTAAATAACATGAAATCTTTACCCCTAAGCGGATTGATCCAAATCTTTGAAGCGTTAAGCAATTTGCTTCTAAGAGTTACAATACCCTCTGTCAGTTTGTTCATACTTAATTTCCCTGACGTATCACTCAACACAGAAGGATTATATGACTCTGCTGTCGTGCCCTCTAAACCAGGAATATTCCCCTGTCCAGTCAACGCTGAAGCATATTTAATCAATTTATATCCCTTAAGATCCTCTTGAATCTGAATAGAAGATTTCGCCTTTTGCTGAGTCGTATTCAGAATATCGAATTTCCTAAAATTTGACTCATTCCAACGAACTAAAGGCTTCGTTGCTATAACAGACGTATCTATACGAATCCTATCAGAAGTAACAACAGACTGATAAGGTAATCCGTTTAAAGAAATCGCAGCAGCGGGTACAGCAACATCCGCATCAAAAACGGCTTCTTCCCCTAAAGTTAGCTTATAAGTTTGTAAAATCTGACGAATTCTGCCCTCATAAAGCAAATCTCTTTTTAACGGAGACAGCATCTGTTGTGCTATCTTATCAAATCCACCCGGTGATCTATACAAATTGTCTAATCTTGTTTCAACTTCTGCCGAAGACAAATTCTCTTCATATGCGGAAGCTTCTTTCTCTATTTGAGCTACATCCACTTTTTCCATATAAAAATCCTCCTTAAATTTTTTATATACAGCCTTTTATGGCAATTGTATATTTTAGAAACTTGTTTCTGTTACATTTAATTATATTGTTTAATTATATTGTTTAATTATATTAATGACTTTATAGTAACTTTTAACGTTGCTCCGCTTCCTGATACAGCCATGACTGAACCTACAGGATTTACACCTGCACCTATCGAAGCCGTAGTCGTGTTAGAGATTAAACCGTTATATGTTACATACACAGGCTCGTTTAATGCAAAAGTATCTGCTTCTAAAGGAGAGCCTCTGCCGTCATCATACATTTCAAACACTCCACCGTTGATGAACACACCAACCATCCCGCCTCTTGCGTAGTTCGGATAGTCAAAACCAGCACCAACCATACCATCAATAGTGACTGGAGCAGACGATACTGGTGATGTCGATTCAGCAGCAAACCCAATTGGGGCAGCTATTAGGGTACTAGAATTGTAAGCCCTTATAACATCTGTAGATTGGAACAACACCGGTTGACCGGCAATTATTGTTAACGTTGATGCATACGCATACCCCGGTAACCTGTTAACTTCTTTGAGCACTCTTATAGCCATAAATTTGTTCCTCCTTTTTAAATTAACCCTTTTTAACAACTTGTTTTTTTCTTAACTTTCACTTTTCTTTCACTTTTCTTTCATTTTTCTTAACTTACAAATTCTCTTTTCACCCCTTTTCTCAACTTATCTTTTACATTCTCACAAAATTGTTT